GTTGCCAGATTTACGTGCTGCTTCGAAAGCAGTATTGATACGTGTTGAAAGGAAGCGAGACTTTGCCAGTCCCCAAGGTGATCCACCGATTGCAAGGTGAACCATAAGATCTTCTGTTGCGTTACGAACAGCATAGCGTGGACCAGCAAGGGTAAAGAATGACCAGTATCCAGTCATCTTATCAACCCATTCTTTATTAGCTAGACCCATAGCACGGTTAATAAAACCAGAACGTACCGCTGCTCGATCAATATCTACAATGTTAGGAGCAGATACTGATGTATTGAAGTCGGACATAATGGCACCGATGCCTTCGTCCTTATCTCCTACACGTGATACAGCAAACCTAGAATCACCTTTACCAGTAAGGCGACGAACAATAATCTGTCCTGATTCTGTCATATTAAGGCCACGAATTTCTGCAATGTTAGTCCAGAGTCCGTAGAACATTTCCTTACGCTTACCAATATCTGGGATAGCTTCGAATGTCTCTGAGATCATCTTGGCATCTTGCTTGGTAAATACTAGACGTGCTAGACGGTACATTTGCAGAGAAGCATCTCTTGCCTCTAAATCAAAGGTATCGTTCTTAAACATAGGAGCAATATTGAACTTAGCCTTGAACCTATCAATGCGAGCACCTACTGACTTGCTAGAATAACGTAGGGTTTCCTTACCGCCAGTACCTTTAACAATAGGTACGATAACTTCTGTTCCATCAATAAGTGCCTTAGATACACCATCTGTGGTTGGTAGATCACCAAACATACTCGCAATAAAACTAGGAGCAATCTTATCTACGTTAAAAACTTTATCTGCTGTAGTCATAGCAGTAATGCGTGCCTTACGGAAACCGTCAAGACGTGGAACAATAATACGCTTGCGTCCTACAGAACCCTGTAGCACTGCTACTGCTTCTTCTGTGTTCTCAAAGAAGGCACGAGCTGAGGCAGAGTTAGTAATCTGGTTCTTCTGGAAAGCACGGATAACTTCTGGACCATACTCAGGAGCTAGGATCTCAAGTTCACGCTTGATTGCTGCTGCCTCTTTAGGGGAGCGAGACTGTGCTTTGGTATAACGATCTAGTGTTGCACCGTATGTATCCCAAAACGCTGCTACCTTTGGGTTAGCAAAGGTTTCTGCAACCTTCTTGCCACCGGTAACTGCCTCAAGTGAATACTTGCCAACTACGTACATTGAGCGGATCTTAGAGGAAACAACAAGTGGATCTACAAAGAATCGAAATGCTGTATCCACTACACCTGATGTAAGGCCATAGACAAGGCCATTCTTCTCAAGTGCTTCAGGAAGGATGGCGTTAGCAATCTGACGACCTGGTGAGAACTTGGCGCGATCTACGACACCAAGGGTTTCATTAAATAGTTTGCGTTCTTTTTCTACATCTAGAACACCAGGAATAACTTTATTCTCTGGATCTGCGAGCATAATATACTTCATCTGCTCAGGTGTGGCAGTTGCTGCGATATCTGCAAGGCTCTCACGAGACTTAATACGCATAGCAATATCTACTGCATCTTGACCGTAGAGGCTCTTAGCCTTCTCAATACGACCTTCGTTGTAAACCTTGTCGCCTTTATCGTTTGCCTTATCCCAAGCAAACCCAAGTTCACCTTGTGATAGCGGAATAGCAATAGCACGGTAGGCACGAGTCGTTGCATCTGCAACTTCGATAAGACCCTTAAATGCTAGAGTTAAAGGATTGTAATGGAAGGCTGTAGATAGCCAACCCTTTCCTGGCTTTTCAATAGGATCTTCTTGGCCAAAAGTCTTGACCATATCCTCTTGCTGATCTGCTGGCATCTGTTGGTATGCCTTCTGTGCAACATCAGGAGGTAAGCTCACAAGTTCCTTGTGCTTTGCTACCTTCTTAGAAAGAATATCAATCTCGCGCTTTTGCTCTGGAGTTAATTGGGCGGCGTATGCGGCTGCTCTTAGATTATCAGCCATTAGTTACCCCGCGATAGTGCGTCCTGATATAGAATTGCAATCTCTCCAGTAGTGTCAAATGGGAGCATCTGTGCCAAAGTATCTGAAAGTTTATTGGTTACTTTTTTCATCTGTAAAGCAGATGATCCAGGGCCTGGACCCATATCAATACCTGAAGTAATTGGTTCATCTGGACGCTGAGTTTCTGCGTATAAACCTGTAAGTGGTGTTTGTTCAGGACGTACTCTATCTTGTGGTCCTGATACAGCATCGGCAGTCTTACTTAGCGGAGCACCGGACTTAATTTCCTGTGTCTCAACGCCTTCGCCGTATGCGATGGAACCCATCTCTAAATTATCTGTGCGTGTAGAATATTTGCCAGGACCTGCTGGGCCAGCCAATGGATTCATCGGTGCTGTTGTCATCGGTCCTCCTCTAAAGTCTCTAGGTCTTGCGCCATCTGTTGCCACGCCTGATTAGTTTCAGTCTTATGGTTAGAATGGTAAATACTTAATTCATATAATGATTCAAAGAATCCTGATGCAACTTGCGAAAAGTTGTATGCAGCTTCTGCGAGTATAACTACAAAATCGGAAGGGCGTATAGGACGACGTATTTTATTATTGTCCATCGTCCTACACACCTTCCGCTAAAATAATTAACCCTTTTTTACTGATGTGCCTTTGCGAGCTTTTGCCATCATTCCGAAAAAAACCTTGCCGCCTTTTGGCTTAGAGGTATCCTTCTTGCCTTCAACTGGAGTTGACATTGGCGCCTTAGCGCGTGATCCCTTGTTCATATTTACACCTCCCTCACTTATGCTGCGCCGGTAATACCAGCGAGTAGTTGTGCGATATCTGGACGTTGACCAGCAGCAGGGGCCGTACCAGCTTCATTTATTGTAGGTTGCTGCGAGGCAGGTGCTGGGGCCGCGCCTGCTGCTGGATTCTGTTGCTCCATACCTGGTGCCATAGGTGGCATCTCTGGGGTTGGTGCTGGTGCTGGTTCTGGCATAAACGCCTTCTCAATAATATTTTCTAGGGCTTGTCCCTTTTGGCGACCTTGGATAACAGCAGCGATACGGCTGATAATCTCTGAAGGGTCTTGGCCTTGCGCCGCGAGTGCTGGTATCGCCTGAGCATACTGAGCAACAGCAACCCGCAAAGAATCGCGCATTTCTTCAATGTCAACACGTTGTTCCTCCTGTGTAACGTTAAGATCCATAGGGATCTCACGACGTACATAGTCGCGTGAGACGAGTTTGTCTGAACGCATTTGTAGCAAAGCGATGATGGCACGGTTAGGGTCCATACCAGACATAATTCCGTAACGGACATCTACGCCGTACTCACCCTTGATATCGCGGGTTGGTATGTATTTAAGTACATAAGGTGTTCCATCATCAGAACCCTTAATAGTCTTTGGAATACCACCGAAGATTTTCTCGTCTGCTTCAAAGCAGAGTGAAACAAGTTCTGTAAATAGTCGAGCAAACTGTGCTTGTGCTGCCTTGATCTGTGTATCAAATCCAGCCTGTAGAGCCTGTACACCACGACCTGTAACAACGGAAGCGTCAATGTTACCTGAACGAGACTCTGGGTAACGAGCACCCATACGTAGTTCACGCTCTAGCACACCGGATTCTGTAAAGACTCCAGGTGGTAGCTCTAGTGGTACACGGCGAATACCTTGTGGATTAGCAGAACGCATAATTGCATCTGGTCCCAAAGCAAGTTCTTGCACATCTTGTGGAATAGCAATAGGTGCTTGGATAGACTTTTCAGCAGCTTGAATCTGCAAGATGGCAAAGCGAGCACGGGCCAGTTGGACTGAGAGTACATCATCAAACTGACCACGTGCTTCGCCATCTAAGGAGGAACGCATAACAGTACGTGCCATACACTTGCCAAGAACATTTGGCGTTGAGGATAGAACTAAGTTCTTACGCTCAGGTAGGTATAGCAGGTCCTGATCTTTATCGTGGTACTTGACCATTGATACATAAGGAGATGACAGTTGGTACTGATTACGACCTAGAATCTGATCGTAAAACTCTGGGTATTGTGATGCTAGTGATTCAGCATCGGTAACAATAACCTGGGTTACAGATAAGGTTCTGCCGTAACGATCTAACTCTGGGTAGATTCCAAATGGATTGAGCATACGGATACGAGGATTGTTGTCATCGTAATCCATCTCAACCATACCTACGCACATACCGTAGGTGTTATACCAGTCGGCTGCGGTGTACATCTGGAGTTGTAGATCAGAGTTTGAGACATAGAAGTTAGCAATGCGTGTGCGAGTATCTGCACCCTTACGTGCTGCATCAGAAACCATATTAGTTGCTGAGCAGTTAAAGGATGGCAATGGGGCCATTGCCTCAGCTAAGTCGCGTGCTGCTACGTCAATGAAGTTGGCAACGAGAGGCTTTGGATAGTCCTCTGAGAACATCGAAGGAAATACTTTTGAGATATCTCCTTGACGTACCGAAAGCACATCGCGCATACGCTGGTCACGCGCTGATGAGCGT